ATAAGAGATATTTACACGCACTACCATTCCTACTAAGAACCAAGGGAACAAAACAATCTGTTCATTCGTTGTTAAATGTATTTGGAATTAATCCAGATATTATTACAATAAAAGAAAATATATCAGGCAGATACACAAGTTTAGAACCAAAGAAAGTAACTACAACTGAACAAGATTTTGCTTTAAATGTTCCAAGTGGTTCACATTTGATTGTGCCATTTAGTGCAAGTTTAAGAGAACCACAAACAATACAAGCTACTTTTGCTTTAATAGACGACAGAACACAACCCGTATTTAGATTTGATAATGATTACACAATTCAAGCAACATTCCATCCAGACGGTTCTACAAATACCTACTATGCTAACACAGGTAGGATTGACCTTATGTCTGCGTCCGTTGCATTGGTCACCAGTAGTTACTTTGATTTGTTTGACGCAAACTATGTCTCACTACAATTAAAATATGATAGTGCTGGTGCTATACTTGACATTAGAAAAATAGAAAACGAGGACACAACCTTCACACAATCATTACAAGAAACTCAAATGAGTATGAGTGCTGATTGGTCAGGGTTAGAAGAACTATATATCGGTATTCCCGCCGCTTCGGCTAGTGGTGCTGAATACACAAGTGCATCTCTTGACGAATTTAGAATGTGGGGTCAACCAATAACACAAGCTAAGTTTATTGAGTTTGCAGAAAACCCCGGTATGTATGCTGGTAATACTTATACATCTTCTTTAGAAGACTTATATGTTAGACTATCATTTAACTTACCAACGGATGTTAATACAACTGGGTCCATTCCAAATACAAGTCCTTATGTAAGCAAATCAGTTACGTTAGATTTGACCAATATTAGTGGTAGTGAATTTCCAACCGGAACTTCACCACTATATAATACATCAAGAATAATAAGGACTGTAACACAAAATTCTTATTTTTCATCAGATACTACTGATATGATTAGGATTGCTCCTGAACCACCAACAACAATGTCATTAAGTAGTACAGACACAACGGTTGGTATTTATGAAAAATTCTTGTCTAGTAGTGTCGCGACAAACGAATTAGATATTTCTATATCTCCTGTTGATGCAATTGACAGAGAAATCATTCGTGCATTCGGTAACATAAATCTTGGTGAATATCTGGGTGACCCACAAGATACGAATAGAGATAGTTATTCTGGATTAGATGATTTAGAAAATGTATTTATTAGAGAATTAGCACCAACTATAAATCACAATGGTTTTGTTAGATTTTTTGATAAGTTCTTAAATAATTTCTATGAGTCAATAGAACAATTCTTACCCGCTAGGTCAAAATTAAGAAAAGGAATTGTTATTAGACCAAATATCTTAAATAGAACAAAGGTCAACAATAGAGAAAATATTAAGTTTAGTGGTGAAACATCCAGAAGGTCATTAGATTTTGAACGTGATGCTGTATATTCATTTGATGTAAATCTAAATGCACTTTCAGGAAAACCAACAGAAGAATTGTTGTCTACAGAAATATATACAACATTTGGTAATAACGACTCTTCAATAACTTTAAATGATTGGTCTTCTACCATTGTTACAACTGATGACTTATCACTAACTGCTCAGTATGACTTTTTAGAAAGTCAAATAAATGTTTTTGGGCAAAACGCGTTTATTTCTTCTGAAACATTAGGAAATACCAGTTCATTCGGTGCGCTAGAGGGAATAATATTTAATAGGTTAACTGAAAATCTATCTGCAGAAATTGAATCTAGTTTAATTGGATATGGACCAAAATGTGATCTGTGGAGTATTCCAAATGGTAGATTTTCTGGACTAACTGCTGCTAATTCATATTTTACAAATGATGCAGGTTTGTATTATGTTAATACTAATAGAACTGTTCCAAATTATATAGAAGGTTCTATGACATTTGTTCAACAGGGTGGTGGTCCAAGAGATAGAGGAGATTGGGTTAGTGGTCAAACATATAGTAGAGGAGACATTGTTACTTATGAAGGAAAAGAATACGCATTTTACAAAGAAACCGCAACAGAAACATTGTATTCTCCGATCGAAGAACCAAGTCCTTGGAGAATCGTTCCACAAATACGACAAATTTATCAGAAAGCTGTCAGAGCTATTTTAGTAACGGGTTCTTATCAAGAGCCAGGCAAAACAAAATATCTTGGATTGCGGCCGGGTGATGTCAATTGGGGAACCGCTCCAGAATTTGTTACTGGCAGTTCTATTGAATATTATAAAGTTAGTGTGTTGACAGATTTAACAACTCCTTACGGAACTGTCCCAATTGGATATAGAAATGAGTTTCCCGGTCATCTACATTTTGAATTATGTAGGGACAAAACTTTTGGCGGTCTTAGAAGAACATATTTGGGAACTGTTAATACCAAAGCAACTTCTGTCGATGGTGGTTTTCCATATGAAATATTTGAGAGTGAAACAAACACACTAACGGTTGGAACACCAGAACCTTGTGCTGACTGTGATTAAAGTAGTAATACATAATACTTATATTAGAACAACTTAGGAGATTTGAGTATGGCATATTTAGATAACACCGTAATTACAGTTGATGCTGTTCTTACAAAACTAGGAAGAGAACGTTTAAGTGAAGGAACCTTTAAAATTACTAAATGGGCGGTTTCCGACGACGAAGTAGATTATAGTTTATACAACACCGCTCACCCATTAGGAACAGACTACTATTCAAATATTATTGAAAGTATGCCTATTCTAGAAGCAATTCCAGATGAATCACAAGCTCTTAGATTTAAATTACGGTCTGGTGAAATACCCGATCTGCTTCCAGAATTAAAAATCAACGGAACTGTCGCCGGTAATTTTGCAACTTTACCTGCAATAACATCTCCTGCAAAAAATAGCTCAGATACACCAGGCGAATCACAACCAATTGCACCAACAACTGAAAATGGTTTTTCAGATGAAAAATATGTTATTACTTTGTTTAATGAAAATATTGCTAAACTAATCGAAAAACAAGGAATTCTTTCTGGATTAGATAGTGTTGCTTCCGCAAATACTCAATTTAATACAGCCACGACAGCCGTCACAGCTGCAAAAAATTATTCCACCACACAGGTTAAAACATTAGAAAATGGTGGGTCATTCGCAATACAAGCAGTAAAAGGTGTTAGTAGTCAAGCAACTACAAAAGTTAGAATAACTGGAGAAGACTCTGGTGCTACAAAAACCTTAACCATAACAATTAATCCAGCTTAATAAGAGGTAAACAAATATGCCACACGGAGATTCAATTTTTCATCCATTTAATACTGTTTCGGGTGAAGCTGACACTACGACTACCGATATAATAACTAGAGATGTGGAAGTAACAACTGGAATGTGGTCTGGAAATACAGGATCACTGTCTAGTTTTTTTACATCAACAACACAATTGGGAAAAAGCGGAGCTAAATATTTTTTAGATGTGTATGACAAAAATCCGGCCTCTGACTCAACCGCAGAAGTTCAATATTCAATAGCATATGGTCACGCTTACGGGTCTGGTTCACCAACATTAGCTCAAAGTGATACATCTACTAGATCTACTTCGGCCATTTATTATCAATTTAAAAGTTTGTTATTAGATGATCCTGAAACCGCTTTGTTCCAATTCAGTGGTTCAACCACATCTGAAGATATTTACGCTATTTCTATAGCTAGAGCTAGATATAGAAATATGGTTGACCCCGGTAATTTTGTTTTAACTCTATCTGGTTCTAATGGTAAATTTACGTTTATTGATGATAGTAACGCGACACTAGGAAATACATTAGAATCCGCTAGAAGTGGTAATACATTCAATATTGTTTCTGGTTCAATTTCTTCCGCTGGATCAACTATATACAGTACTACTGCTTCAAATGGTGAATCATATGGAACATTGTATCCACTCAAAGGAATTATGATTCTTAACCCAAGTGCTATTATTGATACTGTCGGTTTTGCCGCTCAAACAGAAAATACTGATACTGCTGCAGATACCGTAACTAATGCAACTGGTGTTCCTGCATCACCATACACTGGCTCACTCACAGGAACGGGGACCGAACAGTTTAATTGGATTGGATTACATCGTGCTATAGTTCTTGGTGCAGACTTCCAAGCTAGGTCGGCAGAAGTAATTTCTTCACAACATTTCTTTATTAGGTTAAGAAATACCGACGCAACAATTTCTAATAATCCAACATGGATTGCCGATGATAATACAATTCAAATCGAAGAATTTGAATATGATCCAAAAACTTATATTACTACTGTTGGATTGTACAACGATCAAAATGAACTACTTGCTATATCTAAGTTGAGTCGTCCGTTAGAAAAATCATTGACAAAGGAAGCGTTAATTCGTGTAAGGTTGGATTATTAGAGGAGTTTTAAATGGCGGTCTTCAAAGATATTGGCGGAGGCCATAGTAAGGAACAAATACCAGTTAATAGCCCCTTTACATTTGAATGGACTTCTGGTTCTAGTTTAATTGATGGATTTAATATTAATTTAGCTATTGATCCAACTACTGTATATTCAAGTTATCCAACGTCAACAAATGATTTAGGACCACAAACTAACAGTGGTTCTTATGCATATCCTCTATTTTATTCTGTTAAGAATTTATTTTTTGATGTAGATATATACGATTTTTACCCTTCACATTCAATGTTTGTTTGGAATGTTGGTTCTTTATATTTCGGTGAAAGAATAGAAGAAGGTAGTTTTAGGATTGACATTGACGGTGACAGTGATTATATCCAAGATGATACCCAAGGTAATCTAAAACTAAATGGTTCTGGTGCTACGATTGGTAGAATATTTTATGAAAATGGATTAGCCTGCGTTCAACGGGATAGTGGAACAGTCGGTAATTTTATCTCTGGTTCTGGTATGGGAATACAAAATGGTGGTGTGGTCACAACTACTTTTAATTCAACTCTGACTATTTATGAACACACAGTAGTTTGTAATATAGAACCAAGTGAGTACAATTCGACTACAAATCCAACGGCATTCCAAACTATCTCAGGTTCTACACAAACATATAACAATTATATATCCAGTGGTTCTGCTAATCCTTACATTACATCTATTGGATTATATAACGCACAAAATGAGTTACTTGCAACAGCCAAATTATCTGGTCCTTTAACAAGAACAAAATATACCGATCAAACTTTTATAATTAAGTTTGATGAATAGTGGAGAAATGAGATGTCAGATCTTTTAAATTTGTATAACGATTCAAATGCCGACAACGTTGCCAAAGCAAGACTACAGGCCGAAGGTGATGCTTCTGTTGCGGTTAATCACTTTGATGTTAATAAAACATATTCAAAAGGATTTATTCCAAATCTTTTGGACAAAAAAGAGAGTGGTCAAGCTGCTACGGAGTTTAATGATGGTGTGATGGAAGATCAATACGTTGTAGAATTAGGAAAAGTTGATTCTAGATACACAGAATACAACAGAGAAAATAGATACGTAGATAAAAATCCTAATTTACCAGGCGTAATAAACAAGTCAAAATAAATAAGTGAGGTTATATGAGGCCAAGTAGCGCAAAAGCCAAAGGTCGTAGGTTACAAAACCAAATACGCGAACTAATACTAGAAAATTTTCCACAATTACATCCAGACGATGTAAAGACTGCAATTATGGGCGAGTCGGGAGAGGACATTAAACTTTCCCCGGCCGCCCGTAATTTATTTCCATATTCGGTAGAAGCTAAGAATGTAGAAAAGCTCAACATCTGGTCAGCATTAGACCAAGCTGCCGAAAATTCTAGGGAAGACTCCAATCCCCTCTTGTTTTTCAAACGAAATCGTTCTAAATTATATGTAGCATTTGAAGCAGAACATTTGTTTGAGTTACTTGACAAATGTGGTGAATGATACTATATTCCATATATGGATAATATACTTTTTTCTTTAGAAGACATACTTGGAACATCAAGAAAGACCTCCAGTGATGAGCGTCTGTTCCATTGTCCTTTTTGCTATCACCACAAACCAAAACTTTCCATTAACTTCGGTAAACGTTCGGGGTATTGGAAGTGCTGGGTTTGTGACGAGAGCGGAAAGAAAATCTCCTCATTGCTCTACAAGTTGGGGTATTCCAAAAAAGAAATCAAGACTATCCTAGGCGACCTAGAATCGTCCTATAACCCCAAAGAAAACCCAGAGGAATACAAGGTCAAGATAACCCTGCCAAGGGAGTATAAACCCCTCTGGAGGGTCACGGAGAAGACATACGAGTATATGAACGCCATCCGGTTCCTCAAGTCTAGAGGCGTCACCACAGACGATATTTACCGATACCAGATTGGATATTGTGACGACGGAAAATACAAGAATCGCATCATTATTCCATCGTTTGACAGGAATATGCAACTTAATTATTTTGTATCCAGAACATATTACGACGAGGGTATGAAATACAAGAACCCACCGGCATCCAGAAACAATATTATCTTTGAGAATCTAATCAATTGGAGAATGCCTGTTGTTCTGGTAGAAGGAATGTTTGATGCAATCGCAGTTCGTAGAAATTGTGTTCCACTCTTGGGTAAAATCTTGTCTGATAAACTAAAACAAACCTTGGTTGAGAAGAAACCACCAATAGTTTATGTAATGTTGGACGAAGATGCACAAAAAGAAGCGTTACAGATTGAGAGTTACTTGAAATCTGTTAATGTCAATGTTAAATTAGTAGTTCCAACCGACAAAGACGCAGGAGAAATGGGATTTCAACAATCTTGGGTCAACATTGAGAACGCAGTGAACAGCAGTTTCACTGATTTGGTTGGAACGAAATTAAAAATGGTATAATTTATGAAAAAACTATTCGTAGGATTTGATAAGCTAGAAAAAGTAGTTCATATGGCCGACATTCATATCCGTTTGTTCCAACGACACGGAGAATATAGAGATGCCTTTGATAAACTTTACAAAGAACTAAAGAAACTTGACCTGACCAATAGTGCAATCGTTGTTGCTGGTGATATTTTACACGCCAAATTGGATATGTCACCAGAAATGATTGACCTAGCATCAGACTTTCTGAAAAAGTTAGCACAAATCGCACCAACCATTATCTTTGATGGTAACCACGACTTAAACTTGTCAAATCCTCACCGAATGAATAGTCTTTACCCCATCGTAAAGAATATTGACCACTCAAACTTGTTCTATCTAACAGAAAGTGGTATTTATGAGATGGCTGACACACAATTCGCACTCTTTTCGGTCATTGGTGACCCCGAAGATTGGCCGGATGTGTCAACTATGACAGGAAAAACCAACATTGGTCTGTATCACGGACCAGTTTATGGTGCAAAGACCGACACAAACTACACAATCAGTTCAAGGCACGTTGAGGTAAGTCGTTTTGACGGACTAGACATTGTAATGTTGGGTGACATTCACAAACACCAAGTATTGCAGACAAGAAACAAGACTTGGGACAAACCTGTTGTGGTTTATGCTAGTTCTCTTATCCAACAAAACCACGGCGAAACATTAGATGGTCACGGGTATGTTATATGGGATATCCCAAAGAGAAAGTTTGAGTTTGTGCAATTACACAACGATACTGGTTATGTAACCTTTGATATTGACCAACAAGACCTAAATAAGTTCTCAGTTCCCGATAATTTACCGAAAAACCTTCGTCTACGC